TTAGAAATTAGATAGGTGAAGAAATTTTTGCTGAATATCATAATTAACATCATCTAACCGAACGATCAGATTATTCACTTTGGTACCGATTCGCTGCAGGAGTAGCGGCAAATTAATGCCTAAGCATCCGGGTTTATCCGTTCGGCTAAGCAATACGTCATAAGAAATCTGTGTCGATGTGGTCCCTTCGAGATGATCCGGCTCGATAGATTCGATTTCAGCAGGTATTGATATGTATACCGGTCGAGACCAGTCCAAATTTGTTTGTGCTATTTTAATGACTAATGCAGAGGGCATCTCATTTTCGTGATAATTATATAAGAGGGCGAGTTCATAATTCCTTTCTGTTCGGCCCTGTTTGTTTGAGAAAGTAGATCCAGCGACGTATGAGCGATGCATTTTTTTTCTATATTCTTCCTCAATAATATTTCCGCAAATACGTCTTTGTATCTGAAGCAATCTCGACAATGCGGTGTCCGTTCGTACTTTAAACATTTGGGAAAGCTTAAGTGTGGCCTGCTCTTGATTAGATGGTAAATGAATCTCTCTGAGCATATACAAAGGCAGCGAAGCGTAGAGGGCAAACACCTCTGCTTGCCCCTCTTGTAAATCCAGGAATGGACGCGGCATTTTTCTTTGATCTCCGGCATGCCGGAGAACATGGCACAACTCATGGAAGAAGACGTCTCGCCGATCGATCATGTTCATGTTTTTATTAAGGAATATGACCTGTGATTCATTGCCCGAAAAACAAGCTCCATTATAATAGACAATCGTTACACTAAAAAGTTCGGCGATAACATCAATGTCGAGTTCGCCTGGCAGCAAGAGGTTATGTTCAAGATAATGTTTAGTGATCCATTTTTCCAATTCTGTCTCTGGACAAAATGAAAAATCCATTAGCGTTCCTCCTGATGGGAATGTATGTTCGTTTAATTGTGAAAAAGAAAAGCCATTTCTGGCTTAACCTCATGTTCATTTTAATTCGTCTTAATTCTTCTTCAGCTTCATCTAATCGTCACTCTTTTTGCGCTAATCCTCAGTTTGTTTCTTCTTGTTCTGCTTTAGAAGTTTTTCCTTCTGCTCTCGGTATGCTTTTAAGGCAGCTTCCATCACTTCGATTTCATCCTGGGAATAGGCATCAGGACCACCGTAAAAACTCATTTCTCCAATATTTGTTCGATTGTGTGATGAAGTTGATTCATCATCTACATAACCAGCTTTCTTCATTAGTTCTTCATAAGATGTGTTTTTTAAATAAGGAGCCAAGGCTTTTAAAGTCTCAGGAGATACTTTATGAGTTCCAGCTTCAATTCTGTTTATCGTTGAATGGCTTATACCAGACTTCTCAGCAAGTTCTCTTTGGCTCTTATATCCACTATTCTCGCGCAATTCGGAAAAGAATAAAGCGAATGAGTTTAATTCCACTTCTAACGTCACCCCTTGATTCACTCTCCCTTTATAATAACACAATTTTGTTTCATCCATGAAACACACTTTGTCTCATGAGTGAAATTTAATGTTGCATGCGTGTTACAATATGTGCTATATTGTTTTTGTAACAAGCGTGAGACATAAAGGGGGTGAAACAGGAATGAGGATATTGATAATGCCCGGAATATTAGAGATTTTGCAAAGTAAAATGACGGATCAGGAGTTTGCTGATCATATTGGAATCTCAAGAAGTCAGTTATGGCGAATTAAACTTTCTCCAGATGATAAAAGATTCTCATTGGGACAAGATTTTATCGCCAGATTACTTAGTCGGTTTCCAGATTATAAATTTGAGGATATATTTTTTTTAGATCGAATGTCACACGCGTGTTACGGTAGTGGTCATTCTGTTCCGTCAAGCAATTTCAATAGTGCATAGCGAACCAACATAAAAGAAAGGAGCATCATAAATGTTCAAAGTGGAAATCGACTTGGATGAGCTGCAGACGATAATCAGCGCGGCAGTGGACAAAGCACTCGAGAAACATTCATTTGCCAATAGCCTGCCGCCAATCCTCACCAGGACGCAGTTTATGGAACTGCTCGACATTGGACCAACGAAGGCAGCAGAACTGCTGAATCGTGAAGACTTTCCGGTTATACGGGATTTGGGTCATCCCCGGGTATTAACGCACTTATTCATTCAATGGTGTGAAGATCATACAGATTGGATTCGTAAAAACTCTGGCGACGGTTGGCGCAATAAACGTGGCGGCGTCGCTTAAAACTAAAAATATCAGAAAAAGGAGGTCCGCATATGAATGATATTCAACGTGCAGTCCAGCAGATCAGTGAATCAATAAACTTACTCAAATCAGCAAGGAAAAACCTGAACTATGGCGGTAGTGACCAAGCCGTGTCTTTATCCTTACTGGTATCACACGTGTTCATGAAATTCTGAAAGATCCGAAATGTACGCCGGAAATTGCTGATCAAGAAGATCCTGTCTTTGACGATGAATTCGATTACGACCCAGCGTCCGATCCTTGCATTTGGGATGGTGATCGAATCGATGCGACGAAATCACTTTTGTTCCAAGAAGCCCTTTCTAACGGCGAGCTGTGAAAAAGAGCCAGCCGTACATAGACGACTGACTAATGGGGAACGGCTTCTTAACTTTATTGTAACGGATGTAGTTGTCACAAATCGACGAACTACATGCGCGAGTTCGTCACAAAACCAATTGGCACAGCTTAATAACGGCACAGCTATTACCTAGCATTGAAATGGAAGAAGGGAATGGGAAAATGTCAGTTGGTCAACGATTGCGTTCTTTGCGCTTAGAAAAGAAATTGAATCAGACGGAATTTGCTTCGCATTTATCTATGGACCGCACTCAACTATCTCGCATCGAAAGTGGGGAACGTGACCCAGGGACGCCGATCCGGCAACTCTTGTCCCGTTCATCTTGGAAAATGGCGCTGGAAGTAGCAGCTGAGCAGACAGATGGTTTTTTTGGCAACATCCTGCACGATATCCCGAATCTTGATTTGCATCCAGCAGCGCTTAAGGATGTGCTTTTGAAAGAGCTGGGCGAAGCCGGGACGGCATTGGGGGAACTAGCGATGGCAAAGCATATCGATCCGAGTAAGCGCCGCGACTCAGCCGAACGGGTTTGGCAAGAAATCAGAGACGTGATCGAAAAGGCTGCGGTCATGCAAGGAGTTTTGGAAGAAGAATTCAGGCTTGATCGGCGGCGACTCATCCAGAAGCATGAAATGGAAGTCAAGAGAGGGGAACGGTAAATATGACGGAGAACTTAATGCCGGTCAGAAATCACATTGAGGAGCTGCGCTTTATGTTTCGGCGCTTGCTGCATGTGCAGGCTGCTGACGGGAGTTGGGATGCATGGTTACGTAATGAAATCGAAGAAATGGAAGCTGATCTGATGGAACAGGCAATAAAAAAATCGGCCGCCCTGCCAGGCAGCCAATTCTTAAACGAAGAATTTATTCAACTGTTCCCATTATATATGCCTGATGTACCGCATGCAAGTTTAGGGACTGATGATATACCCATGATCGTCCATCTGTAGGTTGACCTTCCGCATCATGGGACAAGCCACTCAAGAGGGGGTGAAGAATTTTGGCATGGATCGAGCTACACCAATCGTTATGGACGCATCGGAAGACGGTCATTCTTTCCGCATATCTGGATATCAATGAAACGTACGCAGCCGCCCACCTTGCACGATTTTGGACGTGGGCACTGGACAATGCTCAGGATGGCGACTTAACCGGATTGCCGGACAAAGTCATTGCCTTCGGCGCTGGATGGTTAGGAGATGCTAATGTGTTCGTCACATCATTGATTGATTCTGGCTGGTTGGATGACAGCGGTGATGGCTTGATCATTCATGATTGGGATGACTATGCGGGCAGGTTGATAGAAAAGCGAGTAGCGAACAAAGAACGTATGCGGAACGCACGTGCAAACAAGTCAACACGTGCGGCACCTGTGCAACGCACAAACGAAACACGTGACGAAACAGACGTAGCACGTGCAGGGGCTACCGTACCGTACCCAACCGTACCTAACCAAACAGAACCAAAAGATACTACTACTACCACGCAGGGGGAGGAATCTCCCGGATCTGAAATCGCTCCAAAGCCTGAGACCATAGATTCAACATCATCGAGTCAGGCGTTCAACGTGATTTCAGAAGCTTACTGTGAGCTGCATGCCATTGGTTCTTGGCAGTTTAAATCAACGGACGTGACGAGTATTTCCGCGATCTCTTCGGAGGTCCCTTGTGAATTTGCAATTGCCGTTATGCGAGGCGTTTTTGAAGAAAAGCAAAAGCGAGAAAAGAGCCGGTTCAAAAAGCCCAGCTCCTTCACATATTACGCCGGGGCTATCCGTGAAGCATATGCGGCTGATCAAGCGAGGAAGGAAGCACAGGAACACGGTCTTCCAGCTGCCGAGCCATCCAGCGGCGGAAGCCGATATCAGCGGAGTGGTTTCAGCAGAAAGCCAAAGCTTGATGTTATCCAGCCCAGTTCCAGTCCGGATGAACACTTGTCAGTGGACGAGCTGGATGAATTGCGGAAGCTTGCTTTCAAGCTTGATGGCAAAGTGGGGGTGACAACAGGTGCCGAATAGCACGCCTTTAGATTTTCTGTATGAGGACCCACGGCCGGAGTTTAAAAGCGATAGTCATCGTTGGCGGTTATTGTTCCGCCTGATTCCCGCACACATTGCTGACCGGGATATTGCAGAAACGTTATCCAAGCGGCTTTGGACACTGCGAGCTGCAGGCGCGCTCATGCGCCGAGATTTTAACGGCATCAAGTTTGTCCCGACTCCGGCGCCTGTCGGCATTTGGGAGGGGCTGGCCGAATACAAGGAAGTTCGTGAAAAGTACCTCACTCCCTATGCGGAGCAGATCCGCCTGCTGATCGGAATGATTGATGACTAAGGCTGGAAGGAGCGCAACGCATGGGATTTTTAATTCCAGAACGGAGCAGGCGAAACATGTATCTTGCGTGCGAAGAGATGGACCATACCTGGGATGAAAGCGAGGTCCTTTTGTTCGACAACCTATGGCAGGCTGGCGTGAGCGTTTACGAGATTGCCGAATGCTTCAAGCGGGATCCGGACGAAATCGCCCTGCTTGCGATAGACCGCGCCAAGAAGAGATTCATCAAGCGCCGCAGTGGCGGGGCATGGGGCGGAGGATTCCCCCGTTCCAACAAATCCAGTAAGTAGGAGGCAGCCGTGAACATATCCATTCACCGTAACATATTGTCAGGTCCATTAGCGCAAGTGGCGAAGATTGCAGATTCAAAAAGCAATATTCCCATTCTTGCTGGCGTGCTGTTCCGAACCGTTGACGAAGGGCTTTTGCTCATGGCTTCAGACGGCAAGAAGTGGTTGAAAATTATCATTCCATCAGAGGATTTTGTCACAAACAGCCCCGGGGATATCATCCTTACGGCGAAGGACGTATCCGAAGTTGTCGCCCGTATGCCAAACGGTTTGATCAGCATTGAGGTGGCCGAGAAGGAGTTAACGAATTTTGCATCCGGGCGTACGAAGCTGTCATTAATCGGGATGAGGGGACATCAATTCGCCCTCCCCAAAGAGTTTGAGATTTCACAGCAAATCGAGATAGATGGCGGTGTCATGCGGTCCATGATTAAACGGACAGTGTTTGCCATTGCCAAATCACAAACCTCTCCTATGCTTACAGGCGTTCGTGTCCGCCGTGAAAGCGGCGGTATACAGCTTGCCGCATGTGACCGCAACCGGGCAGCTATCGTTCATGAGCAACTTGAAGAGGAGGGCGAAGGGTTTTGCGCGGTTATATCGGGTGAACATCTGAAAGAAGTCGCGGATTTGCTGGGGGATGATATCGTCACCATATCCGTCGGATCCGGGGCGGCAAAGTTTCAGACAGGGAACCTGTCGTTTTACGCCAATGCGCTGGATGGGGAGTACCCGACACAAATCGATTCCTTGTCCAAGATTAAGGAGCAGGCCCGCAGTTATCTCAAATCAAAGCATATTATCGAATCGCTTGAACGGGCGAGAATTACAGCTGGAGAAGATTCGGGAGGGACGATTGTTACGCTCGACATTTCTTCTTCCGAAATCATTGTGAAAAGTAAAAGCCATCTTGGAAACTCTGTGGATTGGGTCGAGACGATGAAGCATAGCGGCACACCGTTGCAGTTGGCATTTAACGACAAAAAGCTGCTGGAAGCATTAAAGGCGCTGGGTACCGAGAATGTGTTAATGCGTTTTGGCAGCGCGGGGCCAGTTATCTTATCTGGCGGCGATGAGGAAGATACGACTTTCTTCGTTGGCGCTACGCGATTTGTGGAAGGGGTTTGAGTGATATGGATGAATCGTATGAGCAACTTGAACTGGTAATCGAGGATGGATTTCTTGTGATGCCTGGTGAACCGGAATGATACGCAAAGCCAGCCTGTTCAGCGGGATTGGGGGGGTGGATATAGCGGCTCATATGGCAGGCATGGAAACGGTGGTCTTTTGCGAACAAAAGCCGTTTCCGCAACGTGTGCTTCATAAACATTGGCCTGCCGTACCGATTATTGACGATGTTCATGATTTTACTAAAGGGAGGCTTGATGAACTTGGAATCGGAACCATTGACCTTGTTTCCGCCGGATATCCTTGCCAGCCTGCAAGTTTTGCCGGGAAGCGAAGAGGCGAAGAAGATGACCGCTGGCTCTGGCCAGAAGTTCGCCGCGTTTTATCCGAAGTCCGACCCCGTTGGTTTATTGGTGAAAATGTGTTTGGGCACGTCTCTTTGGGGCTCGACACTGTGCTTACTGACTTGGAGGACGACGGTTACGCCGCAGAAGCGATCGTTATTCCGGCTGCTGCCGTCTACGCCTCCCATAGACGAGACCGGGTCATTGTTTTGGGCTACTCCCAAGGCAACGATGCGCGGGGACTGCCCATCGGAGAGAGAGCGCCGGACACCGGACCTGCATGCACAGGTGAAAATGTGGCCGACTCCACGGGCGAACGATGCAGAGAAGCGCGGCGAGATAAACGCGGGAGATTCACGAAACGGACTCCCGGCAGCAGTGAAAATGTGGGCGACACCGAGTGCGGCGGACGCGAAGGGGAGTCACGGCGGAGGTCAGAACCGGAGCTTGCGAACGGACATCGCGGAATGGAAAGTGAGCTTGTGGCCAACGCCTCAAACAAGGGATTACCGCAGCGGGGACGATCCGGGAGGCCCCCGGGCGTCGAGGAAGCGGGAGCAGGGATGGACAATAAATTTGAACGATGCCGTGAAGATGTGGCCGACTCCAGCGGCGCAGGACAGCAAAAATGTAAGCCTACCGGCTTCTCAGATCGATCGGGATTCAATTCCGGGAGCAGTGATGCGCGGTGGACAATCAGGGCAGCTGAACCCGGAATGGGTGGAAACCTTGATGAACTTTCCGGTTGGGTGGACGGAAGTGGATTAGACGCGAACCCATTGAATCGGCTTAAGCAACTGATCCACGACTTCCCTCAACCCGCATTAATCGGGCAGCCTCAGTATACCTGGGAGCCGGCTCGAGTGAATGCAGGTGTGAAGAATCGGGTATCAAGGCTGGAGGCGCTCGGAAATGCGGTTGATCCGCTGCAGATATTCCCGATTTTATATGCAATGCGTTTGATCGATGAATGGTTGATATCAAGTAAGGAGGAGGCATATTGAGCATACCGCGTATTCTTCACTATCCAGGCAGTAAATGGAGCTTGGCCCAGTGGATTATCAGTCACATGCCGCCGCATACGACATATCTGGAGCCGTACTTTGGATCCGGGGCGATTCTTTTCTCCAAGGAGCGGAGCCAGCTTGAAACGGTTAATGACCTGGACGCCGAACTCGTGAATCTTTTCTTGATCATCAGGAATAGACCGGACGAGCTGGCGCATGTCATAAAATGGACGCCTCACTCGAGGCAGGAATATTACGAGAGTTATTTGCCTGCAGAGGATGATCTTGAACGTGCACGACGATTGGTAGTCAGATTGTGGCAGGGCAGAGGTGGGAAAACGGCACACCGGACCGGATGGCGCAGCATGATCGAACCAAACGGCCCTTTGCCTGGTAAGGAATGGCTGGGATTCCCTGAAAAAATCATGTCAGTCTGCGAAAGGCTGATGGGAGTCCAAATCGAAAACCAACCCGCGTTGCAGTTATTGGAGCGATACAAACGACCCAATGTGCTGATCTATGCCGATCCGCCCTATGTTCAATCCACCCGGACGACAACCAGTTACAAACACGAAATGAATGAGCAAGATCATGTTGAATTGCTTGATACGCTCGATGATCACCCTGGTCCGGTACTGCTTTCCGGTTATGCTCATCCGATTTACGATGATCGCTTGAAACATTGGCATAGGGAAACAAAGCAGTCAAAGGCAGAAGGTGGAGCTTCCCGCGAAGAGGTTCTTTGGATCAATCCAGTCGCAGTTGATGCAATTGGACAGCAATTATTATTCTAAAAAACTAATGATAAAGGATGGTAATCAAAAATGAATGAAACAATGGAGAAATTGCAAAAGGGCGATAAAGTTGTCATGCATACATGCGTCGAAAGCAAAAATCCCAAATATGCCGGGAAGATTTGGAACGTCACGTCAGACCAATTTGAACAAAGTGGTCATTTCTCTGTCATGCTTGAAGGATTCAGCGGATCATTTGCTACAGAATTCCTCCAACGTGTTCAGATTAATCCCGTGTCAGCAATGGATGACCCTTCAGAGATCGAGGATACCTTGGATCTTGGCAGACTCGTCGAAGTGGCCATGATCGATATCAAGAAAAGCGGATTGGTTCAGAAGGCGGTAAGGGGCCGGTTGGAAGCGACGATTAAAGACGTTATTGACGATGTTTTCAAATCATACGGTGATTTCGGCAAGGAGCTTAAAGAACATGTCAAAAGCTCGTTGAATGTGAATTTCAATAAACTGGATTTGCCTGAATATAACACACTGGTTGCCCATACGGTCAAGGAAAAACTGAACGAGCTAACCTATTCGCTAGGAGTCGAGAAGTTGAAAACCCAAATGGATACGCTCCTTGCTGATATAAAGCCGGAATATAAATTATCTGAGATTATTGAAGAATGGTTGAAAGAGCAGAACGATGACGGGGATAAAGACGATGAGTATTGTACCGTCATCGTAGAAACCAAAAGTTATGGAAGCCAATGGATTTATATCGACGAGGAAGCCGACAAAGAAAAATATGAATGCAATATCAAGATGCTTGTAAGGCATCCAGAAGGAACGATTTCAAATTTAAAAATCGGAAATATGGATATTAACGCTAAGTCCATCATGTGGGGCCTTCATGATATTGAAGGGAAGTTATTCACAATTTATGCACATGGTTCCAAGCTGATTGTGGATGAAGATGATGTCGAAACGGGTTATCCCAATTCTTACGAAGATTAAGTGAGAGGCGATGATTGCAATGAATCCGCAAGCATTGCAAATGATCCATAACGCATTAAAACCAATGATGAAACGAGGATGTAGGATTGAACATATCAAGTTGGTTGTTTGTCCTCATTCTCGTATTGCGGGGACTGATCGTGTTCAGACCCGATATGGCCTGTTGCGAATAAAAACAGGCGAGTATGTACCAAAAGGATTTTCCTATCTCATCGAGGACAGTTATAAGGGCTTTGCTTGGGTTTCAAAAATTGCTAAATAGGAGGCGTTATTTTTGAAAGCTCATTGGGGAGACCGGGGCGCTTTGGAAAATATCACTTGGGAAGGATGCGTTGAGCTGTCGAAAGCAATCCTCTCAAGTCCGCCCGGGGATTGGACACACACGATCAACGGGGAGCCAGTACGCTTAGAACGGATAGTGCTGGTTCCGGGAGAATTGGCAAAGGTGTTTTTCCGGGGCAAAGATTACGGTGGTTCCTGGTCCATTGCTGCATGGGAAAAAGATGCTAAAAAAATTGTCGTTTATGAGCAGATGGTTTTATTCTAAGATGAGGAACATAGAAAAACCACCGGAACGTTGGGGAACGGCAACCGGTGGTTTGTCTGAAAAGTCCATACACCAATTATAACATAAAGGGGTGTATGGGAATGGGCGCATTGGTTAGTGCTTGGGATCAGTGGGATATGTTTCCGGAGGCAACTGAACAGGAAGTCAAACAGACAAAAAAAGTTCTTGTAGGTTACCGCCGAATGAAAATGACGTTAGAATCATTGGCCCCTCAGTATGATTTTCTGAATGGTAAGCAGCTGGCCATATTCAAAGATTTTGAGATCAAAGTAAGACTGATCGAGCAAGCCGTGAACATCATCCAAGACGAAGAAATCAAACGAATCGTCACCTTTCGATTTATTCGGGGGAAACGATACAAAGACACGGTCATCTTCTTCGGCATTATGAGCAATCGTACCGTAGACCGGAAGATAATAGAGGGCATTGTGTCTGTAGCCAATACACTTAAGCTTTGGGAATGATGAAAAATGACGGTAAGTTGGCGGTAACATGTCGGCAGGTTGACGGTCTTATAGAGGTACAGTTGGATCATAAAGGAGCGAAGCGCTCCGGGTGATACCTACTGTACCTTTATCATATGTAGGACTCGGTCATGCTGTGGGTCATTCGACCTTAGACGCTAGTCGTCAAGAGTGTGGTGTGAGGTGGGGTTTGATGCCCCAAAGTTTTTTACAAGAGGGCGTGAACAAATCGTGCTCTGTTGTAGATGACTTTATAATAAGTCGCTTATGCGTTTTTTTATTTGAAGGGGGTGTACCGGTTGCGGTATTTCAAAACAATCAAGAAGTTAGATCATGTAAAGCTGCAGCCGGTTAAATGCCGAGGCTGTATATGGGGGCGCTGGGAATCTTCTTCCCAATACTGCTCCAGGCTCAAATGCGTGAAGGATCAGCAAGGAGGCTTTGCGCGTGAACTACGTTCAGCCAATCCGTGATCCAGAAATTTTGTCCGATATAAGAGACTACTTGAGGGCTACGTGTTATCGAAATTACATTATGTTCCTTCTTGGCACTAATACCGGTTTAAGGATCGGAGATTTACTCAAGCTTCGTGTCCGGGATGTTACAGGGACTCATGTCTCAATTCGAGAACAGAAGACAGGAAAGACGAAGCGAATACTCATAACGCCAGAGCTCAAAAGGGAACTTGAAATCTATATTACAGGAAAACAGCCGAATGAATTTCTCTTGCGGAGTAGGGAGGGAATTAACCGGCCTATTACACGTTCAATGGCATACAAAATTCTGAGATCGGTAGCAGATGAATTCAGGCTGCAGGAGATTGGCTGCCATACACTGAGAAAGACGTTTGGTTACTTCTTTTATCTCCAGTATAAGGACATTGCGCTCCTCATGAGGCTGTTCAACCACAGCAACGAAAAAGTGACTTTAAGGTATATTGGAATCGAACAAGACACCATGGACGTCCATTTAAAACGCTTTAAAGTATAGTGAGTTACTCATATCGAGGATAGGTGGAACTCATTTGAGCCTATTGGTTCTTATCCAGTATTATCAAGCACTTGGGAATTTCAACGGATTACACACAATATAAGATATGGATAACTGAAAGAGGAAATTCAACCCAATAATAGAATATATCAGAGATACAGATATTGGGAGGGAACCTAGTTGGTTAAAGTATCAATAACTGAAATTCTTGAGGCCGTTGGGAAAGGAGAATTATTAGAACATACTTCTCCGAACGTTGAACTAAAGCGTGAATGGAAAAGAGAAGTTGGAGAAGAAGTAAGTGCTCTTGGTAACAAACTAACGCATGATGTATTTTGGATCGTTATAGGCGTTGAAGACAATGGCTTATTATCGGGTAAGAATGAAAAGTGGGTAAAACAAACTGAACAAAATATATCTCAACATTTTAATGAAAACTTAGATCCTGTTCAAACGAGTGATGGCATAACTTGCCACCAAATAAATGGTAGTTATATTGTTATTATAAAAATATCGAACCCAGGATCAGTTGTAAGATGGCGTCACAATTCATACAAAGCTTCTGGGACTACTGTACTTGAGATGACACCGGATGAAGAAATGGAGTTAATAATGAAATTACCTGGATTGTCAGATTTTTCTGCGCAGCCATGGAAAGGAGAAATAAATAAAGAAGTCGCACTCAAATTTGTGGAATGTCTTATTCTTAAGAGACGAGAATTTATGTATGATCAAAAAGAAATAGATGATCCTACAAAAATATTAGATAGACTTAAAATTGGTAATACGAATGTATCGAATATATTATTTGGTGATTTTAAGTTTAGGGTTGTGTTTTATGACGAACAAAAAGAAATAACCAGAAATGAAACCAGAAGTGGGTTGTATAGTGTATTAACAGAAGAATTCATTGCTGAGATCCAGGAATATAGCAGCAAAACTGAAGACGAAAATTTCTCTCACCGCGTCTTAAAAGAAGCAATTGCTAATGCGGTAGCCCATGCTGCATATTACGAAAATCAGGGTGACTTAATAATAGAAGTATATAAGAATAGTGTATGTTTTAGTAACTTATGTCTGCCAGAATCCCAATTCTTTGCCAACAAATGGTTTTCAAGGAGCCACAAAACAATAAATAATTTACTTATGGAAACTCTTAGGACATGTGGCATTGTAGATGAATTGGGAAGAGGTAAGAATTTGATTTATACTTATTCTTTAGTAACAGGAAAAAGGCCACCTGAAGTTTTAATTGAAAAAGCAGGCAGATTCAATAGGTGGAAAATTAATGTTTATGGTGGTATACAAGACCCTATACAAGTCAGACTTCTAGAAAGATTGAGAGAGAAATATAAAAATGAGCATAAAGCATTAATCGCTAATGCTTTGGTTTTATGGAGAGATAAGTCTGTCAGTGAGATAAATAAATACATAGATGGTGAGTCAGCTCCTCTATTTGCAGAAGTCTTGCACGATCCAAATGGACCAATATTTTATTATAGTGAGGAAGATAGAATCGTAATAAGAAGATGGACGAGAGTGTTGATTGAAGAGGGCAAAGACTCTATGAGGCTTAAAATGGCAGAAGAAAATGACCTGAAGAAATTAGCATTTACAATTAGCTCAAAATATCGAAATTATATGATAACCACAAAAGAATTAAGGGATTTAGCTGATATGGGCAATACAAGGTCCGAAATAACACTCACCTCCAATTTAATGAAAAAGTGGTGCTCTGAAGGAACAGTTACTAGAGTGAGTAAGGGTTTATACAAATTTAAGAAGAAACAACAGACATATGAACTGACTTTTGATCAAATAATGGAGTTGTTAAAAGGAAATTCGGAAGCATCCGCTACGATAGAATAAACAGTTTTAGTAAAGCCGCTCTTGTTGGCGGCTTTTTGTTTCAAGTTGAAATAAATCGAAATTAGAGCTATTGAAAGTTCGCTGTAGAGGAGGTGTTTGACGTGCCTTTAGCACCATTTAAACCATGCAGTCGAACAGGCTGCAAAATCCTGACAAGGGACAGGTTTTGTACCGATCATAAAAAGTCTGAGCAACTACGCTACAATCGTGAGCGCGGATCAGCTGTATCACGAGGCTATGATAGCAAATGGCGTACTGAGCGGCTAGGATTCCTTAGTAAGCATCCGCTGTGCATCTGTTGCCAGCAGAAAGGCTTAATCGTCGCTGCTACCGTAGTAGACCATATCAAGCCGCACAAGGGCGACAAAGCTCTATTCTGGGACCGTAACAACTGGCAGCCGATGTGTAAGTCGGATCATGATGCTAAAACAGTGCGTGAGGATGGTGGATTTGGCAAATACATCAAGTAAAATATGTTAAACTAAGTTACAATTACCTTATGTTCCAAAAACGAACTTATAAGGCGGTTGATATAATGAATTTGGGGGATGTGTTGGGAGTAGGTAAATTAAGTGACAATGGTCTAGAGCTAATCAAATTAATATACCCAGATCTAGCTCAACCGGCTTTAAAAAAAGTGGGAATGGCACTCGAGACTGTGCTTGATTTATCTAATACTATTTTATTGCCTTTGAAATTAATGAATGAGAAGGTTCGGATGAACGGTGAAAGGCATTTGAAGTCTTATCAAGAAAAACTCAATAGTTATCCGGAAGAATCAATTGGTTCTGTGCCCCCGGAGATTGGATTACCTGTGTTGGATGAATTGTTAAGAGTCACCAACGAGGAAATAGCCGATTTGTTCACAAATCTATTGGTTAATGCTTCATTGATTGAAAAATCTAAGTTTGCCCATCCTAGCTTCATACATATATTAAAAAATATTAGTGTGGATGAGGCCAGAATTATCAATTATTACAAAGATCAAAGAAATATGCCGATTCTAGTAATAAACTATCTGAAATCCAGAGAGAATTGGCAGGGAGAAATGATTGGGATAAGTGAATTCTTTATTAATTTAGATGAGAATATCGACTTGTTATATAAAGAGAACAGAAGTTTTTATTTTCAAAATCTGAGTAAATTCGGGTTGTTTGAAGATGGGCATAATTTTCCACATAGTATGAGCTCTGTCGTCGAAAATAAAGGTGCTGAAATTTTAAGTGAAGAAAAAAGGCTTCAAGAATTGATAGATAATGAAGTAACAAATGAAAATGGCATTATATATTCGCTGCATGATGTTCGGAGCCATATCTATCTATCAGATTATGGTAAAGAGTTTGTAAAAAGTATAAGTGTTAATTAGGATAATACTATAAGGATTCCTATTACATAGTCGCTCATATGAGCGACTTTTTATTTTGCCCATAGATTGGAGGTTATGGAATGAAAATTGAATCAGTGAATTTGAGCCAAATAATTCCAAGCGAGTGGAATCCAAATGAAATGGATGATCACATATTTCATTCACTAGTGGAAAGTGTTCGAAAATACGGCGTATTACAGCCTATTTTACTACGAACGGACATGAGCATTATTAAAGGAGAAAAGCGATGGCGAGCAGCTGGGATGGCTGGTATAGAAGAGCTTGTATGTGTAATTGTTGAATCGTCGGACGAAGAATCAAAACTTCTGAATATAAGCTTATCGCGACTACGCGGAAAGACAAACGAGGAGTTGCTCGCATCCTTGGTCGTAGAACTATCACAGCATATGAGCATCGATGATCTTTCAAGTCAAACCGGCTATACTGAGGATGACCTTAACAGAATCATCGATGAACTACCCTGTGATACTGAGGTTCCTTTAATTGTGGAAGATGATGAATTCGACGTCAAGAAAGCGTTGGACCAAATCAAAGAACCGACCACTAAGCCCGGCGATATATGGGCGCTTGGTAATCATATCCTAATGTGTGGTGATTCAACATTAAGAAGTGATGTTGAACGGCTAATGAAAGGGTTTAAAGCTAAGCTCGTTGTTACTGATCCTCCTTATAATGTCGCTGTGAAAAGTGATTCCGAAAATCTTTTATCTACTGGCCGAGATAAAATAATGAACGATGATATGGATGAAGAGGAATTTAAGGGTTTTCTTGATTTGGTGTTTGAAAACTATGCGAACATCATGGACAAGAAAGCAGCCATTTATGTTTTTCATGCCTCTTCCTATCAACGTGAGTTCGAGAATTCTATGAATAAGGCCGGGATCATCGTCAGGACTCAGTGCATATGGGCAAAGAACGCCTTCACATTCGGATTTGCACAGTACAAATATAAGCATGAGCCAGTGTTTTACGCGTTTCTGAAGGGACAATCACCCACATGGTACGGTGACTTCAAACAAACAACTGTGTGGAAGTCCGGCCTTCCTGTAGCGGAACCAGAACCCTCAACCTTATGGGAGGTCTCAAGAGGGGATACATCTAAGTATGTGCATCCAACACAAAAGCCGCTTGATCTGCTTCAGATACCCATAGAGAACAGCAGCCAACCTGGTGATATCGTTGCGGACTTCTTTGGGGGAAGTGGATCTACCCTTATGACCTGTGAACAGATGGGACGAACATGCTTCACTATGGAACTCGATCCTATATTCTGTGACGTAATCATTAAACGGTTTAAAGAAATAACCGGCAAAGAGCCTATGCTCCTTGCAAGCATTCAGCCTGTGGCATAGAAAAAAGGAGAGCGCTTGAACGCTCTCCCCGGCCCAGGTCACCCTGGCTTGAGATAGTGGAAAGCCGTGGCCACGGATGTACAAAGCCACTATCTCTGCATCCATCATACAGGATAGCCAGAGGTGACCACAATGAAAAGTTCCCAAGAGATTATGGACGAGCTCGAGAAGAGTAAAGGGAAGTATCGTTCTATCGTGCAGGCAGGCATAGCTAAATGGGTGAAGGACTTCCAAGAAGGCAGCATCAAGATTAACTCTGTTGATGACTTGAAGAAGCTTATTGAGATGGACATTCAGATTCTAAAAGATGATCTCGTTCAACTTAAGCACAATGAATCAGTCCCTCGAAAAGGAACAAGAAAGGGTGGGGGAGGGTCAGAAACTTGAAACCAGTTTCCCTAGTGGACCGCATCGGACTCTAATGTGAAAATAAGTCCCCGACAGAAGTTTTGATGTGGAAGGAGGTGGATACCAATGAATGAGGTCATTGACTTCAATCATATGCGCGTTGGAAAAAAGGGCGGCGGGAAGCATTGGACGACCAAGGAAGTCGAAGAACGGGAAGCAGCTGCCAAGAAATTTGTACGTAAAAAGAAGAAAAAAATGAAAGTCCCCGAATGGTTGAACGATGAAGCACGTAAAGTGTGGCGCAAGACCATCAAAGACATGGAAGAGTTTGATGTGCTGGATAAAGTTGATGAGGATGTGTTGGGCACTTATTGCGATGCCGTTGCCAAATATCAGGAAGCAAACGATTTGATTGATCAGCACGGCTACACGGAAATCAATGCCCAGGGAAATCGCATCGTCAGCGCTCATGTGAAATTGGCCCAAGGGTATGCACGGATCATTCTCGCTTATTCAAACAAACTTGGGCTCAATGCGGAAGCTCGTGCCCGATTAGCGAAGAAGATGGCCGATTCAGAGGAAGATCCAAATGCTGATCTCTTCGATTGATTGGGAGGACGTACACCCTACTAACCAATACGCGGCAGAGATCGTATCTGGCCTTCGTCTCAGCTGTCAGATGGAATGGTTGGCATGCAAGCGTCATTTGGATGACTTAAAGCGGCAAGCGACTGCGGATTTCCCATACGTGTTCGATGAGAGTAGGGCGGACCGAATATTTGAATGGTTCGAACGCTGCTGTCGGCATGTCCGTGGCCCGTTCAGTGGTCAATTGATCCAGCTACTTGCCTTCCAAAAATTCGACCTGGGCAGCGTATTCGGTTGGGTCCATATGCATAGCGGTAAACGGCGGTTCCGTAAAGCGTTTCATTTAAGGGCACGCGGAAACGTTAAATCAACCGAGATGAGCGGCGTGGCACTATACGGGATGTGTGGGGATTGCGTCTATCCTCCTGAAGCGCCTCACCAGAAACGTTATGAAGACATGCCCGAGGTCGAGTGTGCTGCCGTGGATAAGGGCCAGGCCAAACGAGTATGGGGTGACGCCCAGGAGATGGGAAAGAAAAGCCCGGATATTCTCAAGCGCTTGCGAATTAAGAAGACATATATTGAACATTCCAAGCGCGGTGGTTGGCTGCGGCCCTTATCGAAAGAAACGAAGAACAAGGATTCCGGCGCACCGTGTATTGTCATCATTGACGAATACCACGCGCATCCTTCCAGCGAGATTCTTGATGTTCTTCAATCAGGGTTCGGTAAACGGCTTCAATCGCTAATGATGATCATATCAACGGCGGGTAAGGATGCGGAAAACAGCCCCTGTAAAAAGGAATACGATACTCTTTGCAAAATGATGGTCGGTGAACGACCGATGGATGACAGCTATTATGTGATGATCCGCGAGATTGAGAAGGATGATGATCCTCACGACGAGTCAATCTGGCCCAAAGCCAATCCGATTTTGCAATCGGATGACGAATACGCACAGACTTTACTTCACGAGATCCGGGCCGAGCATGATGAAGCGTATAATTCCGGCGACCCGGACAAGATCCGGGAATGGCTGATAAAACGGGTCAACCGCTGGCAGGCGGACAGCGAAAATAAGTATATGTCCGGAATCATGGACAAATGGAAGGCGCACGGTATCTCACGGGACGCTTTTTTGACGTTGGTACGCGGCCGCGATACATGGGCGGGTTTGGATTTATCGAAGACGACCGATTTAACTGCAGATGCGAATGTGTTCAAGTTGGATGATGGACGCTATGCCGTCACCGCGCATGGCTTTATGCCGGAAGAATCCGCGACCAAGCATGAACATTCCGACCGTGTGCCTTATAAAGCCTGGGCTTCTGATGGTTGGTGTACATTGACGGAGGGTGCGGTTACCGATTACCGGTATATTAAAGGACACATGCAGGAAACGGAGCAGAACGAGCAATGGAACGTTCTGGAGGTTTGCTATGACCCCTATAACGCAACCCATTTCACACAAGAACTGGAAACGGAAGGTTATCAATGCGTTGAGATCCGGCAAGGAGTTCAAACACTGTCAGAGCCGACAAAGTTTTTTCGGAACTTGGTGCTCAAAGGTTTAATCGTCCATGATGGTAGTCCCCTTCTTACGTGGTGCCTGTCCAATGCTATCGAAATCACAGACAACAATGGAAATATCAAGCTGTCAAAGAAGCATAAAGATGACAGTCAAAGGATCGACTTAATCTCAGCACTTATAAATGCCATCGTTCGGGCGATGTACATGACGGGCGACACGGTCGATACATCGGAGTTTGCGGAGGAAGAATTCCTTAAGGAGCTATGGGGTTAAGTGTAATGAAAGGATTTTGATAAATCAGGACATGGGTACCTAATTATGGTAATATCAATTATAGTCAAGATATGTAAATTGCAAATACGTTTACATATTGGACGAAACCTTATAAGCAGGTGATTCATGGAACCGATGTATTTACGAAAAGTTTCCGATATAGGTACAGAAAATCCTATAGTTGCAAGACTATGTGTTCAATCAATTGATCTTATGAAGCCTTTTAATTTAGATCAAAAACTTCAGGATGATATTTATAATGTTTTGGGAGTTAACGTTAAAGATAGACTTGTTGCTTGTTATAAGTCTTATATTTATATTTATAATGAAATTATTAGACTTGATAAAGAAATAAGCTTATCCAAAACTGATAAGGTAAATCCGAATATAGTAGAAATTCCTACAATAATTGACTTAAACGAAAAGTGTGAAAATTTTTTATATCAATCAAAATTAGCTTTAAGAGATTTATGCGTTTTGTTTAAGATTATTTATAATAAAACGTTCGACGAACCAAGATTTGATAAAATCTATGATTGGGCAAAAAATGAATTTGGAGAAAACAATTCATTGACAAAGATGATAAAGTCAGATCATGATACTTGGATTCGCAGAGTAATTTCAATGCGCAATGCTGTTGAGCATCGAGGTGGTCATTCTGGCGACTTACATATCACGAACATGGAATTAGCTCCAGATAATAAATTCACTTGGCCTAAATGGAGACTTAATGATGAAGTGAATGGCTCAGTATTAAAAGATATGGAGATATATATTTATAATATGCTTGCATTTTGTGAGGATTTACAGATTGTCATTTTAGAGAGAATTTCACCTGATTCACCTTTTACTTTTGTAGAAATACCAGAAGAAGAAAGGGATATTAACTGTCCTATTAGATTAAAGGTGAGTTTAAAACCAGAATATTTCAAGGGAATCTCCGAGTAACTTCATAATTACGATAAGGCAGACGGTAATAAATTAATTTAACACGTTTTTATATAAGAGCCAGTCTAACACTTCTTGTGTTACGACTGGTTTTGTTTGTTCTGTTTGATCAATATTATTAAATACATATGAGTTAAGGAGGGGATGAAGGTGTGAAACCGAATTTGTTTAGGCGTATGATCGATAATTTTTCCTTAAGTCGGCGCAGCTCAGACGGATTGCTTGGTGTGAATGATCGGCGCCTGTTGGAAATGCTCGGGATTGAGGTTCCACCTGGAGAAATGAACGTGCGCGGCTGGCACGCATTGAAAGTGGATGCGGTTTATGCGTGTGTAAAAATTTTGAGCGATTCCGTATCCAAGTTGCCCCTCAAAGTCTATCAGGAAGACGAAAATGGCGTGCAGAAGGCATCACGTCATTATTTGTACAACCTATTGAAACTGCGGCCCAATCCTTACATGTCTGCATCCGATTTTTTGAAAAGTATAGAGGCTCATCGGGCCTTTGGAAATGGCTATGCCAACATCGAATTTGATAAGCGGACCGGGAAGATTATTGGATTATGGCCGATGGATTCCAGCAAGGTTAAGGTATGGGTCGATGATGCGGGTTTATTACCAACATCGGCTGCAGCCTTCCCGTTTAATCGGCCGCAATTATGGTATGAAGTGGATATCGGAAATGGACAAAAGCGAAAACTGATGCCCGATGAAGTGCTGCATTTCAAGGGCAGTGTGACGCTGGACGGCTTGGTCGGCGTTCGGACCATGGATTATCTTCAAGGTACTGTCGAAAGCGCAGGAGCTGCAGGAAGATTTATCAATAATTTTTACAAGCAAGGTCTTCAGGTCAAAGGTTTGGTCCAATACACCGGCAGCCTGGACGAAAATGCCAAGCGCGTGTTCCGGGATCAGTTCGAGTCCATGTCATCGGGTTTGAGAAACAGCCATCGTATTTCCTTATTACCTATTGGTTATACCTTTACACCAATGGCACTATCCATGACTGACGCACAGTTTATGCAGAACACTGAGCTTACGATTAGGCAAATTGCAACGTCCTTCGGGGTCAAAATGCACCAGCTCAACGATCTATCGCGCTCAACCTATAGCAATGTAGAGCAGCAGCAGCTCCAGTTCTATACGGACACGCAGCAGCCCATCCTAACCAGTTACGAGCAGGAGCTTACCTGGAAGTTATTTACCTACGAAGAGCTCGAAAGTGGCCACTATGTCAAATTTAATGTGGATTCTCTCTTGCGGGCAGACCTGAAAACGCGCTATGAAGCGTATGGGAAGGGCATTGAGAAGGGCTTTATCACGCCAAATGAAGCCAGGGCAGCGGAAGATAAAGCGCCGAAGCCTGGTGGCGACCAGCTATATTTTAACGGCAATGTCATTCCGCTGATCATGGCAGGACAGCAATACGTGAAAGGAGGTGATGAAACTGAGCCAGAATCAGCAGAAGACATCGATGACGATGAAGAAGGAAAACAAGGCGATCCCGATTAAACTGGAGATCCGTGAGGAGTCGGAGGGTGAAGCGAGTAAGCGAACCATTACCGGCGCTATCAAATATGAATCTGATTCAGCGGATATGCAGGACTGGTATGGGGATATCTTCGTGGAACAAATTTCTGCGGGCGCATTCTCAGAGAGTTTGAACTCGCGCGGTGTAGTCGGTTTATGGAGTCATGACACAAGCCAAATCTTGGGTAATACAAAGTCCGGTACACTTCGGTTGTTTGACGGCGAACAGGAACTTCGCTTTGAACTGGATATTCCGGATACGACGGTAGGAAACGATGCATGGACGATCATCCAGCGCGGGGATGTAGACGGCGTAAGCTTCGGCATGAAGGTGACCAAAGATAGATGGTCGTCAGAGAACAGAGATGGGGGCAAGATTTACAAGCGATCCATCCTGAATGCGGAATTGTATGAGATATCACCAGTCGCTTTTCCTGCCTATCCGGAAAACGAGGTATCGGCCCGATCGTTAGACGATTTTAAGGCCGAGGAGCATCGTGCTGCTGATCAATATGATAAAGAGAAAATACTCATGGAACTGGAGCTTTAACCGGTTCCTTTTTGTTTGGCCAAAAAATGGATGAGGTGATGAACGGTGACAAAAGAATTGCGCGCACTGCTTGCGAAACTGGAGCAAATGCGGACCGAGGTACGGTCCATGCTTGCCGAAGATAAAACAACGGAAGCAAAAGTGAAAATGGAAGAGCTCCGAGCCCTGCAGGCTAAAATCGAGCTGCAGCGGGAGCTGGAAGACGAGGAACACAATGGCTCACAACGCGGGACAAGGCTCGATCCTGAAGACAGGGATAATCTTCAATCGCGGGAAGATGCGGAACTGGAAACGGAGTATAGAAGCATTTTCCTTCGCGGCCTTCGCCGCCGTAGTATTTCAAACGACATGCGCAGCGTTATTTCAGAGTATGAGCGCCGCGCAGTTCTGAATGAAGGCGAGACAAATCCGGCTATTCCTGACGGCGACTTGTCGATCCTGGTCCCAAAAGATGTGCAAACGCGTATTAACAACGTAGTTCGCAGCCTGGACGATCTTAGCCAATTCATCAATGTGGTTCCGGTTACGGCATTGTCCGGTTCCCGGGTGTTGGAAGCATATGGGACCATGACTCCCTTCGAGGATTTGAGTGAATATGCTCCGGTAGAGGAGATCGATGGCCCTAAATTCCGCCCGGTTGACTACAAACTTAAAGATCGCGGTGGCTTTTTGCCTCTTACGAGCAATTTGCTCCAGGATACGGACCAAAATTTGTTGGCTTATATCACGGATTGGATCGGTCGTAAAGCGGTTGTTACCCGGAACACCCTGATTACCACCTTATTAAACACACTCACGAAAACGGATCTTGTGGACTTTGATGCCATTAAACGTGTACTGAATGTCACGCTGGACCCGGCAATCAGCAAAACATCCACGATCCTCACCAATCAGGACGGTTTTAACTGGATGGACGAGCAGAAAGACACAAATGGACGGTACTTGCTCACGGACGATATCACGCAAGCTGGCGGGAAGCTGTTCAAAGGTCGCCGGATAGCCGTTGTAGCGAACCGTTACTTGCCGAGTGACACGGTCACTGAAAAAGCGCCGGTATTTATCGGAGACTTACAGCAAGCCATCGTGTTATTTTCCCGTCAGTTCTACGAGTTGGCAAGTACGACAGAAGGTGGGGATGCATGGAGACGCCGTACAACGGAGCTTCGTACCATCATGCGTGATGACATTCAAAAATGGGATACTGAAGCCGTTGTTTTCGGTGAACTGGATATCGCATAAGCCGGAAGGCAGAAAGGAGGCGGCGGGAAGCCTATGCTGACGACTTTGGCCCGGGCCAAATCATTATTAGGGTTGGCCGAGGAGGACATATCACAAGATGCGCTCCTCCTTATTTCGTTGAAGGCAGCGTCCAGAGCGATTGAGGATCGCTGCCGCCGATCATTTTGTTTATTGGAGCACATCGAGCATTGCACGGGCTTGCCGGGTCCTTTTTTATCTGTTCGGCAATACCCCATCCGATCCGTGTCCAGCATCATGAGCGACCATGGAGGTGCATTGGACCCCTTTGAAATAGTGGAGGAAACGCCGGGACTGTTGTATCGGGCATGTGGGTGGCCGCGAGGCGAGCGATCCATTGTTATTACTTACCGGGCCGGTTATGTTTTGCCCGAGCAAGGGACAGAGGAGGAGCCTTCTGACTTACCTGAAACGCTTGAATGGGCTTGTGTGCTTCTGGCGCAGCACCTGCAGCGCACGCCTGGCGTGCAATCGGAGCGGGTTGGCGATATTTCAGTGACTTATTCCAGCACCCCAAATATAACGGATATGCCAGCTGCGGTGGAGGCTCTTATAGCGCCTCATATTCGGATTTTATGAAAGATGGGATAGCCTATGGCACGAAGGACGCGAAACAGGCGGGCAAACGTGGATATTACCGACGATATGGACCTGAACGGGCTGCGGCAGCGCATGATCGAGCTTACACAGCAGGATATCCATGTCGGGATGCAGGGTGACCAGGAACTGGCTATGATTGCAGGGGTCCACGAATACGGCAGCGTCAAAATGAATATTCCAGCCCGTTCCTTTATTGGAACAGGCAAAAAGAAAGCACAGACAGCCATTGGAAAGCTGGTCCGCAAGGCCGTCAATGACATTGCCCGTGGCGAACGCGATCCTGGCACCTTGTTTAACGAGATCGGGGAACTGGCTTTAAGCAAGATGCTCGCCAATTTTGACCGCATCAGGCAGCCGGGCCTTTCACCAATCTATGCAAGACTTAAGATCGGAAATAAGCTGCTTATCGCTGATGATGACCTGCGGAGTTCCCTTGTCTTTAAAGTCGTTGAGCGGGGAGGGTAAAGCGGATGATGCGATTCCGATTCACCGGCATTGTCCGAAAATATGAGGTGCTTTACACCCTGATCCGGCATGGTGAAGGGGTTTATAACAGTGAAGGCGTATATCAACGGCCGGAGCCGGAGCTTATTGCGCTGCGCGGGGTCATCCAGCCTATGGGGGCCAGGTGGCTCCAGACAGATGGCGGGAAATACACGGAGGACGACAGGCTGTTATTTACGGTCCGCCGTCATGAGAATGGCGACAGCATTATGTATAACGGTCACCAGTACACGGTCCATGACGGGGATGACCGGAGCGACTACAGCGATACCTACGAATACCGATTAAAGCGGGTGAGTACCCATGATCCAATACCGGGCAATCCGTAAGGCCATGGTAGAAGCGCTGGCCGTCTATCTGGCCGCGCCGGTCGTTGAAATGAACAGCATCGGCAAAGAGCCGCCCTATCCCTATGTGACCTATGACTTTATCAATCCAGCCGGAGATCCCATTGGTTTTCCGGCTGTTACCATCGAGGAGAACATCATGCAGCATACTGAGAACGTCTCCTTCACCGTTTCTTTTCAATCGTACGCAGATGATAAGGCAGACAGCATCGAACAGGCGATGAAACTGAGAGATTGGTTTATGGTGGAAGGTCGTTGGCTCCTGAAGGATAACGTCAATGTCGTCGTGACCCATATCGGCGGCATCGAAAACCGGGATATCCAGCTGGGGGATGAATGGGAGCGCCGGAACGGGCTGGATATTGAATTTCGAACGCTCAACATTGTGAAGGAAGCCTTGCGTACGATTGATACTGCAACCATAAAAGGAGCTGAGAGGATTGGCTAAAGCGTCAGATGTGACGGTTATTATTGATATTGAACGCCCCACACCCAAGCTGGGGTTTGGGAAGCCGTTGATCTTAGGGGTAAGCACGACAGGCAAGCCGTATAAAACATACCTGGACCTGACAGCGGTCAAGGCCGATTATGCGGAAAACACGGAGGAATATAAAGCCGCCTATGCTTTGCTCAACCAGGGTGATGACTCCCCGGCTGAAATTGCTATTATGAGTCAAAAAACGGGAACGGAACCGGAAACGATCGTGGAAGTCCTGGAGCGGGCATTCCGGGAAGACTGGTATTTTCTCATCTCAACTAGCACGCTGCTGGAGGACATTACCGACATCGCGGACGCGGTCGAGCTGGATAATACAAAGGAGTTTTTCACCCGGAGCTCCGATAAGGACGATATTGCCCTGTTGAGGGAATCGAAATATACGCGGACAACCGTCATTTATCATATCGATACGACCAACTATCCCGAAGCGGCTTGGATCGGGCGTGCGGGGTCGGCTCCGGTTGGTAGCGTGACCTGGAAATTCAAGACGCTGACGGGCATTGCGCCGCTGGATTTATCACCGACTGAGATCAATGAGATCCATACTCAAGGCGCAAACACCTACATCACCAAGGCCGGAGACAATCAAACGAGTGAAGGCAAAACGTTATCCGGAGAGTATATCGACATCATTCACAGCAAGGATTATGTCGGTTTCAATATCCAGTTTGCCGTGCAAAAGCTGCTGAACGCGCAGCCTAAAGTACGCTATGACGATACCGGTATCGCTCAGATCGAAAGCGTGGTGCGAACCGTGCTGCAGCGTGCCTTTAATCAGGGGATTATTGCAGCGGACGCGGATGGGTTGGCCTTGTACGGCACGACCTTTAAGTATCGTGCCGAGGTTGATCCGGCTGACCGTGCAGCCCGTCAGTATAATGATGGCACGTTCTGGTTTGAACTGGCCGGAGCGATTCACGAAACAACCATTCGCGGCCAGATCAGGCTGTAACGGAGGAGATTAACCGATGGCAGAAGCAAAAACATTTGATCCCATGAACGTCAGCGTCATTGTGGCGGGGACCTATTTGACCGGATTTGGGGAGTCCATGGTGGAGGCCGAGCAGTCCGAGAACAATTATGAGGTTAAGGTAGGTGCACAAGGCGATAAATTGCGGACCAAGACCAACAACAACACAGGGACCATTACGGTGACGCTCCAAGCGACCAGCCCGCAAGTGGCCTATCTGGACCGGCTTGCCAACAGCGGACAGATCGTGCCCATCACGGTTATTAATGCCGGTCCGCCAAAAGAAACGATCACATCGGTGGAAGCCTATGTCAACAAGCCAGCTGCCCGCACATACGGGACGGATATCGATGACCGTGAATATGAATTTCAATGCATGGACATTTCATTCAACTAATTTCAATTCATTTTAGGAGGAAATCTCAATGCCAACCTTTAAACAAAAAGAAGTTACAACCAAAAACGGCAAGACTTACACCCTGCAGCACCCCGGCGTCCGTACCGTAACGAAAATCAACGACCGTGTCAAAAATAAATTCGGCGTGAACTCCGAAGAAAAAATCTGCGACGAGATGTTTTCCCATGTGGTTGTGAATCCCAAGGTGACGATGGATAGTTTTGATTCCTATGTTGAGATGGCGGAGCTTGCGAATAAAGCCTATTATTTCATTTCGGGCGCAAAAGATCCGGATGAGGAGCCGGAGGAAAAACAAGATGGCGACGATCAGCAGGCAGGAAGCTGACCGGAGGGCCAGGGAGCGGTGGGCCATATGGCGGTTGCTGCTCAGTGACATGAATATTTCCTGGTCCGATCTCGATCACATGGACGATGACGACATAGCAGAAGCGAATGCGGCTTTGGATATTCATATCAAACAACAAAATAAACAGAACAAGAAATAGGGCGCCCTCGAGGTTGCCCTATTTTGTTGAGGACGGTGAGTGAATGGCAGGCGGCGTCATCAGCAACCTCATGTATGCGATTGGGTTTAAATTTAATTCCAGCGGAGTCGATGAAGCGGATTCCAAAGTCAAAATATTGACCAAAAGTGTCGTCGGCATGGGGATTGCGGGAGGAGCTGCCCTGGTTGGTCTTGGGGCTGCAGCAATTAGCGCTTCATCCGACTTTGAAAACGCGATGTCGGACGTGCAAATGGCAACGGGGCAAACGTCTGAACAGATGCTGGAGACGAAGGAGATTGCCAGGAACTTATATAATCAGAGCTTTGGTGAGAACTGGGAGGACTTGGGCGGATCGATTGCCGCCGTCGCCAAAACAACGCAGCTCACAGGCGACGCCTTGGAAAATGCAACGCGTGAGGCCATGCTTTATGCGGGCTTGGTTGACGGTGATGTCGCGGAATCCATAGCCGGGGTTAAGGTAGCCATGGATAATTTCGGCGTGTCTTCGACAGAGGCTTTCAACTTGCTAACGCAGGGGGAACAACAAGGCACCAATGCCCAGGGCGATCTTTTGGATAGTATCAACGAGTATTCGCAGGCGTTCGCATCGATGGGTTTCGATATGGAAGACACGCTTGCCTATTTAGATAACGGTATGCAGGCAGGAGCGCGGAGCACGGACCTTTTGGGCGATGCAATGAACGAATTTAGCATTTTATCCATTGAGGCTGGGGGGACGGCTGCAACTTCATTTCAAATGTTAGGCCTAGACTCAGACAAAATGATGCAGACCTTCGCGAAGGGCGGGCCAGACGCAAAACAAGCATTCAAGGACATTGTATCCATGGTATCGGACGTTCAAGATCCCGTAGCACAAAATACGATTGGCGTCGGTTTGTTCGGTACAATGTTCGAGGAATTGGGCGTGAAGGCGTTCAGCGCCCTGGATGACGTGAATACAGGCTTTGATAAAGGCAAGGATTCAGTCAGCAACCTGAATAATGGCTTCACGACGGTTGGAGAAGGTATGGAATATTTCAGGCGGCATATCGAAACGGGCATCTTACAACCGATTGGAGATAAGTTGCTGCCCTATCTCAGCCTGTTCGCGACATGGATGACGACCCATCAGCCTCAGATTGAGAAAGTGGGTGATGTGATTGGCTCGATTCTCGGTGGCGCGATTGATGGCGTGACGAATTCATTTCTATGGTTACATGACCAGATTGACCCGTTGGAAGATACGTTTAATTCCATTACAGATGCGATTAAAGATCATAAAACAGAAATCGAAGCCGCAAGCGTTGTGCTGGCGGTTGTATTCGGTCCGGCTTTAGTAAAGGCGGGAGCCGAAGCCGTGACTGCGGGAGCGAAAATCAGCGGATCGTTTGTTGCCAGCATCATTAAAACGGGCGTCGAAGCAGGTAAAACAGCTTTGGTCATGACGGGTAAATTGGTAGCCTCAGTCGTGTCCTTTGCAGCTGAAGGTTGGCGGACGGCTACAGCAATTGGGGCATCGACAGCTGCATGGATCGCCCAAAAGGCGGTTATGGTAACTTCGACTGTCTTGACTTGGGCGGCTACTGCAGCACAGTGGGCGCTTAATGCCGCTTTCTGGGCCAATCCCCTCACATGGATCGTCGTAGTAGTGGTTGCCCTCATTGCTGGCATTGTCCTGTTAATCATGAACTGGGACTGGGTATCTGAAAAAGCCATGGAGATTTGGGATATTATCAAGACGGCTTGGAGCGGGATGACGGATGCCATTTCTGGAGCCCTTCAAAAGGCATGGGATAAGGTGCAAGAGATATGGGGTAAAGTAACAGGGTTTTTCAAGGGCATGAACCTGTTCCAGATCGGAGCTGACATCATTAATGGATTGGTCAATGGGATCAGCTCCAAAATAACGGCCGTCACGGACAAAGTAAAAGAAATCGGCAATATGATCACTGGCAAGGTTAAGAGTGTTTTGGGTATCCATTCGCCATCGCGAGTGATGATGGAAATGGGGATGTACACGGGCGAAGGTTTAGCTCTTGGTATCGATGACACTCAGGACCGGGTTGGGAATGCTTCGAGTGGACTCGCAACCGAAATCATTCAGGGCCAACAAACAAAAGCTTTACCGGATGAGGATTATACACCGGAGTCTGCTCCAGCGGGGCCAGCGCGTAACAGTACCCATGAAATCACCGTGAAGCTGGACATGTCGGGAGTTGCTGCAGGAGTTAGCAGCGTAAGCGGAGCGGATGAGAAACGGATTCGACAAATGATGCACGAAGAGTTTTTAAAGGCACTGCGGATTATGGGCTTGGAGGCGGCACCCAATGGCTAAACTCGACGGTTATTATATTTTAGTTGAGAGCGAAGATCCGGCTTATGACAATGAAGTCACAAAGCAGCCTGTCGAGAAGGGCGTCAACCTCACGGATCATGTCCAGCGGGCACCTCGGAGCATGCCTTTGAGTGGGGTTGTCGCCGGGCCAGACGCAGCCAAGACGAAAGACTATCTTACCAGGTCCTCGGATAGCGGTCGCATTGTCAAATATGTTGGCCGCAACTCCTTCACTGGATTAATAACGGGGCTTACCACCAGTCACGACAATACGGTGGCTGATGGTTTTAATTTTTCGTTTACCCTGATCGAGGTCCAGATTGCAACGTCAACACCGGTTTCGCAACTCCCGGCTCCCATGAAGTCGCAGGCTGCCCCTGTCATTAGTTCGGGCACCAAGCAGCCAAAGACCAAAGATGACAAGAAGAAAAAGACATCATCAACATCCGGGAAGGCAGCCCCTAAAAAGAAGGAAAAACCGGAAGTGAAAAAGGTCCAGTTTAAGAAAGGCAGCAAATGGGAGTGATGGTATGGAATACATCGACATTGAAAAGGATTTGATTCCTTATCGCTTTGATATAACATTGGCCGATGAATTGTTTACCTTCGAGGTCAATTATAATGCCGATTATGACTTTTTTACGGTAGACCTTGAAAAGGACGGCGAGGTCCTGGCTGTAGGGGAAAAGTTGGTTTATGGCGTGCCGCTTTTTACGGATGTGTGGGACAATCGTTTCCCTGGTGTGCCGATCATGCCATATGACGAATCAGAAATCAGCACTGCTGTGACTTGGGACACGCTATCGGTTAGCGTGTTTTTGTTTATCGTGGAGGATGATTCAAATGCCGAATAACTTTGGCCGAGTCGTTCAGGTCATGGTGGCCGGTATGCAATTTGACATGGATAAATACAACCTGGAAGGCAATGTGCCCTTTGATAATGACGTGCTGCCGAATGAATCGGAGATCCGGATTTGGAATCTTGCGCCGGAGACGATCAACAAGATCAAGCGCAATGAAACATTGATGGTTAATGCCGGTTACAAGGGCGATGTGGGGCTTATCCTGCACGGCTTTGTTTCAGCCGCGCGAACGGTGCGCGATGGCGTGGACCGGATTACCACAATCAACGTCCTGGATGCCGAGGATTTATCCAAGCGAACGATTAAGGATATCGCCTATAAAGAAGGGACGCTTGCAAGCTATATCATCAAGGAGATGGCGGGGCAAATTGGCCTGCAGCTCGCACAATTTGATTTGTACCAAGATTACAGGTACATGGACGGATATACAGCAACCGGTAAGGCAACAGAGATCATTGCCAAGGTCGCAGAGGATTGCCGCACTAGCGTTTATATCAATAAAGGCAAACTTTACGTACGTAATCTTAGACGCGGCAAGGATGAGCTGTTCAAGCTCTCAGCAGATACGGGACTGATCGGCACGCCGGAATGGTTTGAGAGTGACGGAGCCCAAGGGTATAACCTCACATCTCAGCTCCAGTATCGTATTACAACCGCGTCCGTGATCGATCTTAAAAGCGATGCCTTCATCGGCCGGTTGTATGTCCGCACCGGGTCGCACACGTTTAGCCGGACGGGTGATTTTACAACGGAGATGGAGGCGGTATTATGAAAAATCCAGATCCCGCGGGCACGCTGGCACGACTCATGGCGGCAGCGCTCAGCGGGCAGCTTGCAGCCCTGAATGTTGCCATCCCTTGTCGGGTAATGGCCTTTGACACATCGACCTGCAAGGCTACGGTGCAGCCTCTTATCCGGTCCGGCAGCGCAAATCCGGCACTTATTCAATCGGTTCCTGCCCTGGGCCAACGGCTTTCTGTGGGTGGGGTGGAACAAGTCTATCGTCCGGCGCTGCATGTAGGGGATACCGTGCTTGTGGTCTGTGCGGATCGAGAGATTAAGAACGCCTTGTCTGGACAGATGGCAAATCCGGATAGCGGCCGGACACATAATATCAATGATGCGGTAATTGTCGGTGTTTTCCCGGCATCGTTGGTGGAGGGATAATATGAAGTCTTTAAAACTGGTTGACGGTGATTTGGTTTTTGAAGATGGACAGCTGCTTATGGTCGAAGGACCTGAAGAGTTAGCCCAAAGCGTTCAACTTATTCTGGGCACCAATAAAGGAGAGTGGTTCTTGAACCTGGAACTAGGCATTAATTTTGATGTGTTTAATGCCAAGCAACCAGATATGGAAGTTATGCGGGATGAGATCCGCGCCGGACTGCATCAAAATCCCCGTATTGCCACGGTCGAAGAGATCAACATTATCAGTGATCGGACATCGAGGATGCAGCAGGTTTCTTTTGTGGCGACATCTGTTGACGGTGAAACGGTGACAGAGGGGGTGGAGGTTAATGCTGGATAGCACAGGGTTTAAGCGGCAGCGGTTTGAGGACATATTTGCAAGCATGGAGCTGAAGACCAAAGAGGTGTTCGGGGAGACAACCAACACCGCCGAGGATTCGCCCATTGGGTTACTGCTGCGAATAGAGGCGTGGGCGCTGGCAATGCTTTGGCAGGACGCCGAGCAGGTATACAACAATGGCTATATCAATACAGCAATCGGTAACAATTTGGATCGACTCGGTCCATATGTGGGCGTGACACGTATCACAGAGCAGTATGCAACAGGCGCTGTCACCTTAACCGGTACACCAGGCTATATTGTGCCTGCTGGATTCCGAGTGGCTGCAGGTGATGTCTACTTTGAAACAGATACCGATATCCCAATTGGTTTGGGCGGCACGGCGACGGTCACGGTGACGGCAGTCAATCCGGGACAAACAGGCAATGTTGCCGCTGGAATGATCGTGGATATTGTTAACCCTAATGCCGATGTGACAAGAGTCACAAATCCGGCCGAAATCAGGGGCGGGCGAGAGAAGGAAACGGATGAAGAATTCCGGGACCGTTTTGAGCAATCCGTATCAACGGGCGGTTCCGGTACCGTGGATAGTATTCGTGGAATACTCTTAGGCGTTGCAGGCGTCCGAGCTGCGGTGGTTATTGAAAACATCACGAATGCCACGGACAGCGCCGGACGTCCTCCCAAATCGTTTGAAGCATACGTGCTGGGCGGATCGGCTGTAGATATCGGCGCTGCGATTTTTTCAAAGAAGGCGGCTGGGATTGAGTCTTATGGATCGGAAAGCGTCACAGTGCTGGACCTTGCGGGCAATGCCCATGAGGTCCATTTTTCATTTGCTGAGACTGTTACCGTATCCATTAAGGTAACGGTCACTAAAAACTCCAGCTATCCGGCAGACGGCGCGGCTCAGCTGAAGACTGCGCTTATCAAATATATCGGCGGTGAGGATGCGGACGGTCAGCTGTATTCAGGTTTGACGATGGGCGCGGATGTGGTCCTTTCCCGGATGATTGCAACGGCACTGACGATTCCTGGGGTAGACGATGCGGCTGTTGAATTGTCCCTCGATGGCGGCTCATCGTGGTTTGCACACAATATCGTCACCGGTCCGCAAGAAGTTGCACAGACGGCAGCGGATCAAATTACGGTGGTGGTTGCGACATGATTGACAACATGATCAAGCGGCTTTCTGATGTGTTCCAAAAATCACCAACCAGCAACATAGGAAAGCTGATTGGCATCGTCACCAACGAAATGCAGAGACTTGACGATACCTTGCAGATCATGGGCGAATGGCGGGATATCGACCAGGCAGAAGGCACAACGTTGGACCGGATTGGCTCCAATGTGGTCCAGCCGCGAGGGGTGGCCACGGATGAAATATACCGGGTGTTAATCAAATCCAAGATTGCTCGAAACTTATCCAAGGGCGATATAAACACGATCATCCAAGTAATCGCCGTGGCCGTCAATGCGCCATATTCGGAAATTGAGATCCGCGAGAAATATAACGACCCGGTTGATCCAGAGCCTGCCGCGTTATCGCTCATGCGTCTGCCATTGGATCGGGTTAATGCCTCCGGAATCAGCCTTGATCAATTTGCGCGGATCATTCAGCGGACCGTGGCAGCGGGTGTGAGGGTAGATGCAGTCGAGTTGTCCGGCACCTTTGCTTTTGGTGCGATCGATGACGCTCCAGATCCTAACAGTGGATTTGCAGACGTAGCGCAGACGACTGGCGGGCGCTTGGGAGCCGTTATTCAGCCCGGCGATGACACAGACTTGCCAATATAGAAAGGAGATCGAGCATGCCATTTATTGAAGAACCTCCAAAATGGTTAGCGCCTGGTGTTGAGCCATCAGAGAGCAAGAAAACAGAAGGGTGGCTTCCGAATGAACGACCGCCTGCGGATTATTGGAACTGGCAAATGTCCCGGGTTTATAAAGTGTTGTTGGAGTTGCAGGAAAAAGCGTTAGAAAACGAAGACCTGGCAACCGCACTTGGAAATGTAGTCAAACGGAGCGGAGACACAATGACAGGCCCATTAATGTTCAAGGATGTAAATGGGGATTTTCTAGGGGCTTTGAGGTTTATCGAAAGTGCTTTTACGTTTTACCACGAGTTACGTGCGAGAATCGAAAGTGAATCTATTGACATCGTATCCAGTGATTCGACAAACATTACGGCAATGGGTGTCAATATAAATGCGTCTGAAGGTGTGTATATAGAGGGGGGATTATTCGCTGACCGTATCAAAACGGTGGCTCCTGTGGCGGGTAATGATGTAGCCATTAAAGCAACGGTCGATAATGCGATCACGGTCGGGAAGCCCCAGCAATCTGTCATGAACGGACAATTCGATATTTGGCAGCGCGGGGCAATTGTTCCTTATGCGAATAATTTTGGCGGTGGAAATTCTGCCGGATATGGTCCTGATAGATTTTGGGGCCAAGTATTCGAGGGTACAGGCGGCACGGGTTCGAATACAGGTTTCCAATTCGAGCGGACATTATTCACCCGTGGTCAAACTGACGTACCGGGCGAACCGTCCTATTTCTGCAGATATTTTGTCAATGCTGTAGGAACAAAAGCCCCATCTAATGCTATTATTCGTGTGCAGCAACAAATTGAGGATGTTTTAACCTACGCGGGCAGAAAGTGCACATTGAGCTTTTATGCAAAGGCTTCAACAAATAGGAGGATTGCCGCCGCTCTCACTCAACAGTTCGGATTAAATGGTTCTCCTGATGTTCCATGTCCGGGCGGCGCTTCGTTTGACTTGACAACAGCATGGCAGAAGTTCTCTCTCACATTTACCGTACCTTCTATTGCATTAAAAGTGGTTGGTTCTGGTAACTCATTAATGATGACATTTGTTATTTACAAGGACGACAATGACCCGATTGCCCTTCCATCAGGACAAGTCGGCACATATGCAACAGGATCTATTGATTTCTCGCAGATTCAGCTAAATGAAGGAGATACGCCGCTGGCATTTCGACCGCGTGCGGTGGGTGAAGAATTGGCGTTGTGTCAGAGGTATTTTGAAAAGAGTTATTCACAACCAAGCAAGCCGGGTGATGTTATCAATAATGGTGCCATGGTCTTTGTTACAGCAGACAATGCAAATAACGGGGCCGCATTCGGAACAACTTCGTTTAGCGTAACCAAACGAACTACGCCATCGGTTAGAATATGGGGCATTCAGGGGAACGAAGGACGCGTTTATGACGGTGATACGGATAGGGTAGTCGATAGTGGAAAGGTTGTAGATTGGGTTTCAGACACGAATTTCCGGTCAGAATTTACGGTTGCAGGCGCAATTACGTCGCGTCGAATGTTCCAATGGACGGCAGATGCAGAATTTTAAGGAGGTTAACCATGGGTAGCTTTTATAAGCATTATTACCGTCCAGACGAAAATGGAATTGTCATTCTTGGCTTCTCAAATGCCGATATTCTGCCAGAAGAAACAGACTTCTTAATAGGCGAAGGATTGCGGCAGTTTACCGAACGGATTGTCAATGATCGTTACCAATACATTTTTAAAATCGTGGGCGGCGTAGTGGTCGAGCGCTCGCAGCAAGAACTAGACGACGAATGGGCCGCACGACCGCCAGCGCCCAATACACCCGATCAGGAGCGTATTGAGGCGCTAGAGACCGATAGCATCAATACGATGCTCGCTGTGGCTGAAGTGTATGAAACGCAGCAGGACGCTAGTGGTGCACAGGAGACGGAGACGGTCAATACAATGCTTGGATTGGCGGAGGCCTATGAAACGATCATCTCCCAAAGCATAGTTATTGAAGAACTCAACGCCCGTATTACAGCCCTTGAAGCTGTCGCAACTCCGGAAGGAGGTGAGAACTGATATGGCCGAGGTTTACGCAACATTGATTCGTAAGGGACTTAAGACCATTGATGATGTTCCAGTAACCAAACGGGAAGAAACACAAGCCATTCTGGATGCCGATGCTTAAACGGCTGATAGAGCGGCTTGTTTTCTTATATCAAGTGGGAAGGGGGATGGACGACATGGCAGTCGTATACGCTACACTTATTATTAAGGGCTATTATACGTTTGACCAAGTACCGGCAAGTCAGCAGAACAAGGTTCGCGATATTCTTGCTGCAATGGATCTCGACGAAAACGGAAACCCGTTATAAGCAACGATCACAAACGGCCCTGCTAAGGCGGGGCCTCCATCTCATATACAGGGGGCCGAGAATGAGTATTCAAGAAATGTCAGCACTTAATGATATCGCGCTCAAGGTCGGTCGCCTTGAAGTATTGCAAGAGGGCAATACACGGTCCATTACAGAGATGGCAACTAGCGTAAACCGGCTGGTTGATAAGCTGGGGCAGTCAGATGACATTGCCCGGGATGCAGATCATCGAGCGAGAACAGCGCATCACAGATTGGACGAAATGACCGAAAGATTAAAGGAAATGCGCACAAACCAATTATGGATGATTAGTACAACGCTCGGTGTATTAACACTTTTTGTTGCAGCAGTCGGCCTTTTATGGAGAGCAGTAGGATTATAAATTGAGAGGATGATAGATATATGGATTGGACAGCTATTTTTGGTTTGATTGACCCGGCATTATTGATCGTGGTTGCAGGTTGTTGGGTGCTCGGATATATTCTGAAACAGACACCGGTAGTCCAGGACTGGGGTATAGTCTACATCGTCAGCGTTTGCGCGATTATCGCGGTCGGCATCATGGAGAGCTGGACCGTGCAGAGCATCATACAGGGGCTTTTGTGTGGCGCATTCGCCGTTTATGGTAACCAGCTAGTCAAGCAGGCTAAAAAGGGGAATGACGATGAATCGTAAAATATCGGAAGCGGGCATCAAGCTGATCAAGTCTTTCGAGGGTTGCCGACTGACGGCTTATCAGCCGGTTTCTACTGAAGAGTATTATACAATCGGCTGGGGGCACTACGACGCAGAGGTCAAGCAGGGCATGACCATCACGCAGGCGAAGGCCGATGCGATGTTCCTGACTGACATCGTACGGTACGAGAACCCCGTGAACGACCTGAACTTGCAGCTCAACCAAAACCAGTTCGATGCGCTGGTAAGCTTCTGTTACAACTGCGGCGCGGGCAACCTTCGGAAGTTGTGCCTTGGGCGCACCATCGAGCAAATTGCTGCAAGCATGCCCCAGTACAACAAGGGCGGCGGCAACGTGCTGGCCGGATTGGTGCGGAGGCGTGGTGAGGAATTGGCGTTATTCAATAAGCCGGAAGAGCTGGACAAGGAGGATGAGAAATTGGAACTGAGTAAATACCAATGGACGACGTTGACAGAGGGCATTCAATCGCTGCTGGAACGCAAGGTGATAACGGACAAGACATGGCTGGATAAAGCAAAGTCGAACAAGCTCACGGTCTCTGAACTGAGCTGGCTGACATTTATCGTGGCAGTCAACAAATAAACGAAACCCCGCTGGCCTCGTGGCTGGTGGGGCTATTTTGTTACCAGGATAAAAAAATCCTCCCACGGGGGAGGAGGAGGTATTAATTTACCCAAACTTACTGATGCTCGTTCGAGCTGCGATCCGTTTCTTAATGCTTGGCTTGCGGATGCCGAATTTCATTGGAGTTTCACACCTTTGGCCGGCGGGGATTTATTCTAAATGATCTATCGCATATTGCGCTTCTTCTTTGGTGAATTTTTCCCCATATTCTGAAATCAATTGATCGTAAATAGCTGAATTTGACATACTCATAGAATCCGCATAGGATTTAGCTTTTTTTAATGCATTTTCATTCCAATCAAAATCGATGTTATCAATAGCGTATTGAGCTGCTTCTTTTGGGAAATTCTCTCCATATTCCGAGGTTAGTTGATCGTAAATACCAGCCTTTGACATATTCATAGATTTTGCATAGGATTCAGCCTTTTTTAATGCCGACGTATATTCTCTTGGTACACTCTTCTCCGAAGCTTTCGCTTCTTCCTTTTTCTTTTCTTCTTCAGCTTTCTTCTTCGCCTCTTCAGCTTTAGCTTCTTCTTCTTGTTTTTTTAGTTCCTCTGCCGCTTTAGCATCAGCATCTGCTTTGGCTTTATTCTCTGCTTCAGTCTTTGCCTTTGCTTCAGCATCAGCCTTATCAGCTGCTAATGCTACATCAGCTTTTTTTGTTTCGTTTTCTGCATTTGATTCTTCGCCACTAACAGCCACCGGTTCTTTATTGGTATTCTCTGCAGTCGTTCCTGTATTAACAATTCCCACAATAAAGACGATAAATAAGACACCCGAGATAATGAAGTTCCTTTTTGCTTTCCCGTTTTTCTTAAAGAAAGCTATAATCCCCATAATACCTAAGACAATAAATCCGATAAAGCCTACGATTCCAAAAAACATTCCCATGATCTGATTTTCCTCCAAACAATATTTGATTAAATAATACTACTACAAAAGTCCCATTTTGGCGATATGTGGAAATTACTTCGATTAATTCTTTCATCGGAAGCATTCCCTATATAATGAAGAGAAAATAAAATAAAGTTATTTTTATCTTTACTTAGAACATGCGTTCCTATATAACGAATATATAGGGGCTGATGATTATGCTAAGCAATGTGGAATTAAATGAGCGATATAAGAACGGGACATGTGATTGCCTGACTAATGGGAAGTGGAAACATATCGGCGGGTTGCTGACTTGCATCCGTTGTAATCGTCCCAAGTATTGGCCCGATCAATGGGATATACAACCAAGAGGGCAAAACAAATGGAGAGGGTGGGATTATTTATCGAAGAAGTAATATCCCAAGCGCTTGGGACTTAATTAATGATAATAGTAAAGGTCACAAGTAATACAAAAAAGTCACGATGGTCACAGAAAAAGTCACGAATTTTTCGTTTCTAGTCGAATGAAGCCGAAGCTGGGATTTCTTAATATGAGAATTAAGTAAATTATATAAATTGATCGAATGACTTCGAATGACAATGGAACCATCCAAAAGATGGGCGGCATGATGTAATCATCCGACCAAAAACCCTTATATATCAAGGAAAACGGGACCCTTCGGGGCAATGTCATTAAGTTAAGGCGCAGGGCCAAAAATCAAGAACAAGAGCAGGTTATCGAAAAGATAGCCCGCTCTTTTTTTTTGCACGAAAAAGAAAAACAGGACTTGACTAGCAGTTAGAAATGTGTGGCGAAGCCCCTTGAAAAAACGAGGAGGTTACGCCATTGGATCCGTACGCGAATTCGCTCAAAAAAACGCTGACATCCCTCATAAGAGAAATGTCAGCCACACCAGCACCTTATGTCAAAAACCCTGATAAAGATTTTACCCGAAAGAAAAAGCTGCCCTTTGAAGCGGTTATGCAACTCCTGATCTCTATGGGCGGAAACAGCCTATATAAGGAACTCTTGGAATCGCAGGGCTATGACGTAAACACCGCAACCACTTCTGCTTTTGTTCAACAGAGGAATAAAATCCTGCCGTCTGCTGTGGAATTCTTGTTTCACGAATTTACGCAATCGTATACGGAAATCAAGGACTATCGAGGATATCGATTGCTAGCCATTGACGGTTCGGATTTGCATATCGCAACGGACACTGCGGATGCGGATACCTATTTTCAGAGTCAACCGAACACGAAGGGCTATAACCTTCTGCATTTGAATGCAGCCTATGACTTGTGCAACAGGCTTTACGTGGATGCCATTGTTCAGCCACGAAGGCTGTGCAACGAGGGAAGGGCGCTGGCTGCTATGGTTGACCGTTCCCCCATCAAGGGCAGAACCATTGTTACTGCCGATAGAGGTTATGAAAGTTACAACAATTTCGCGCACATAGAACGTAAAGGATGGAACTATGTCATACGGGTAAAGCGCTTAAACACCCAAATTTTTGAGTCAAGACCACTTAACGAGCATTATCCTTACATTTGCACGAATCTACTCAAACTTTCACTGTGAATGGCTGAACTTGCTGGGCCATGATCGCTTTTCGAAATTGTTCGGGTGAACGATCATATAAGCTGCCATGCATGCGCCGCTCGTTATAAAACGAAAGGTATTCTGTTACAACACGATACGCTTCCTGGTAATCTACAAACTCATTTCGCAACAGACATTCGGCCTCAAGGAGACTGTGGAAAGCTTCGATGTGCGCGTTTTTATTCGGCGTTTTCGGCGGAATACGCTCATGTTCCGTCTGATGCATCTGACAAGCCTCTTCGAAGGCACGAGAAATGAACTGCGGCCCGTTGTCCGTCCGAATAACCGGTCGAATGGTCGAGTGGAACAACTGACGTTTCCAAAGCGCACGCGGAATAAGAGCCGCTGCGTGACTCCCCTCACAGGACAACCCGATGTGGTAATCGATCACCGCACGATCGTAGACATCCAGGACACTGAGCAGGAAGAAGAAGCGCTGTTCGCCTGCAATATAGCCATATTTGATATCCATCTCCCACAGCTCATTGGAGGCCTGGATGATCCGATTATTTGCTAATTTTCGCGGGTAATGCACGCGTTTGCGGCGTTGTGGATGCAACAGGTCCATGGATTTGAGCAGGCGATACACTTTCTTTTTGTTGATGATGAGGTGGTAATCCTGCTGCAGGGCGAGCGTCAGCTTACGGTAGCCATACACGCCGGTTTCCCCGTTAATCAGCTCACTAAGCCACTCGGCGATCTGCCCGTCACTGACCGGATCTCCAAAAAGAGACCGGGAGTAACCAGGCACGGGGCGACCACCGCCGCGCTTGGCGGAGCGAGGCTCCACCTGTATTTTCTTGCGGTAATAATAGATCTGCTCGCTTACGCCGACGATCCCTAACACGCGGTTTACCGCATACCCCAGCTTGATCCACTTGTCGGCTACTTCAATTTTGTCCGATAAGCTGGGTTCTGCTTTTTTATCAGATCACGCAGAATGGCGATCTCAAGATCCTTCTCCCCGAGCAATTCCTTTAGCTGCTTATTTTCCCCTTCAAGACTTCGAAACTCATGGGGCGAAGGGGTATACACCTTGACCGCCTTCAAAGCAGGATCGGTGTTTTTCCAATCAGCGTGTTCCGTCTGCTTGATCCATCGATACAACATTTTAGGATCCACACCATGCCGGCGGGCTACCTGAGATGCATTTCCAATCTCACTCGCTTCTTGGATAAGCTGTTGTTTAAACTCGATTGTGAACCTTCTTCGTTGCATAAAAATCCCCTCCATCGGCTCTGCCTCTAGTTTACTACGTTAAGTAGACTAGACTCAAATCCAATTTCGGGGCTTAAGAGAAAGGATTTGGATTCCAGTGGTATTCTTTCGGGTTTGCGTTTGCCCTCTAGCGGAGAGTTTGATAGGGACGTTCATCTGATACTCACCAAGAAACAAACCAAAGCGGTCAAGGCTCATCCCGAGATGTACAAGTTCGTCCCTTCCACGTCTACATTCGATTTTTTGGACTTGCATGAGAACTTGTTTTATCGGATTTCCTTTCGGGTTGTTCGTTTCGTCCTGCCGAGTGGCGCTTATGAAACCGTCATTACGAATCTTTCTGCCGCTGATTTCCCACCCGATGAAATCAAGTCCATTTACAACAAGCGATGGGGCATTGAAACCTCTTTCAGGGCATTAAAATACACCGTCGGTCTGACGAATTTTCACGCAAAGAGACAAGAGTCCATCACCCAAGAGATTTTCGCAAGATTGATCATGTACAATTTCGCTGAAATGATGACCTCTCACGTCGTCATTTCCCAAATGGATAAACGGCACTCCTACCAAGTCAACTTCACGGTTGCCGTTTACGTTTGTAGACATTTCCTGCGCTCACGGGACGATGAACCCCCGCCCGATGTTGAAGCACTGATTCGCAAAAACATTTTGCCGATTCGACCCATTCGCCCAGGGCAGAAGAATACGCGCAAAATCCGTTGGAAGTCAGCTGTTAGCTTCGTTTACAGAGTAGCATAA